TAATGCTTCGCCGCAGTAAACGCTGTAGTCGGTGTGAATGTCAATATCTTTCTTGTGCTATCCCAAGTCTTTGTGCCTGCGATAATCGACCCGTCCGAAGCAAGCGTAATAAATACGTTTTCGCTCGAAATCGCATTGTTGAATGTCAGGACAACCGTTGCAACCGCTCCAGTCGAGCCGGCAGCAGGTGCTATACTTGATAATGCTACTGCCGATGTGGGCGAAGTAGTCTTATCAAGATAAATCGTAAAAGGCGGTGTGCTTAACGCGTCAACGCTATAATGCGCAATAGCTTGTAGTTCAAAAGTTCCCTCGCCACGGTCAACAAAATTAAAGTTGAATCCGTTCGAACCGAGCGCGTTTGAAAGTTTAATTGCAATCTTGTTACCGTCGGAAGTGTCGCCAACCCACCATAAATCGGAATACGACGCTGTTGGAACAATCCCTTGCGTTGCGGTAATTGTCGTAACGCTAGCGGAGGTAGAAGCTGAACCGCCAGCAAGTGCCAATTTTATAGATGTTTCGGTAACTTCAAAAATGGTCGTTGTGAGTGTCGCCACCCAAAAATCTATAATTTTGAAGTCCTTTGTGTTATCGGGCAATCCGTCAACTTCGGGTTGCCTGATTGTCGGAACGGCCGTAAAAGAACCGCCGCCCCTGGTCGCCCCGATTATTCCGGAAATAACACCATTCGAAAAGCTTGTACAAACAACACCTGCGCCGAGCTGGTAGTTGTGTTTTGTATTACTCGTTACACCAGTTAACATTTTTTTTAATCTCCTTTAATTGTAATAGTATGATATTTCTAAATTTACAATAACCGCCCGTATTGTGCGTTCATCGTCGTTTCGGTTCTGTACAAACGGACTGCCTTTTTTTATCCATAACTTGCAATTTACTCCGTCAATTACGCGCCCAGTTTCTCCGAGCGCAGTTTCGATTGCTGTCGCGTATTCGTATGCCTGTGCGTATGAGTTTTCCGAGCGCGTCCAAATCGTTAGTTGTTGTATAACGGGTTCGGCATTTCGCGGTTGCTCAAACCCAAGCGAGATATATGGTAATGTCGCTGTGTCGGGCACTGGTTCTTGATAGGTCGTCAATATCGTATTCAGCCACGCTATCAATGCCGTTGCTTGATTAACCATTACGCACCTTCCACATAGCTTTCAGCTTCCCACTGTGCAATATTTTTCATTGTTTCGGATTTGGATTGCCCTTGTAGTTTAGATGATTTCAATATTGCCGTTATTCCGTTGCCTATAACAATGTCGCCAGTCTGTACAGTTATGCTATTAGCAGTGCTATCCGTCATAAACGTATAAATATCGGTCAGTCCGCGTTGTGCCGCAATTAATCGTTCGGTCGAACTTGACCGCTCCAATAAGCCTTGCACGGTTCCGAGCGTTTTATATGTCGTTGTCGCACCGCCCAATCCATCGGGAGTTTTTTCGCGGCGTTTTACCGTTATCGAGTAGAAATAATCCTGTATCATAGTTTGCCCTCGAATATGTCTTTTGCAATTTTCTGATACTTATCCCAGTTCGGCTCGATTCCGTTTTCCATAAATTTACGACCTTGTTTTCCGCGCGTTCCGTTGTTGACTTTATCGCCATACTCCACATTCGTTCCGATTATTACGGTGTTTTCTTCGCCTTTGCCGCTCAACGCGTCCGAGCTGTCAGCATTGTTATCATATACTCCGCTTTCTGCGTCGGGCGTCACAAACGATATACTTCCGCGCAGTCTGCCTGTGTCAACTATGTCGCGCCCGGTGAAATCTGGCTTTGACATGTATTTTACAACATCGCCTTGCGCCGATACGCCGATTGCATATAACGCGCGACCCATTGCCGATCCAAACTCGCCGAGAACTTTCGCAGTGTTATTTTCAAGTTTGACATCAATCATAAATCCGCACCCACCGCAAGAAATAATACCTTGACTGGAACGGCTTCATGTACGCCTGCAAGTCGCTTCGATACGCTTCGACGCCGCTTTTCGCATTGAACGATACGGAATAATTCGGTATGCTTTCGCTCGATATTCCACGGTTTGTGAACGCTTCGACTTTCTCCGCCAATTTAACAAACTCATTAGGTATAGCCAGTCCGACTATGTACCCACAGAACTCTTCATCGGTGAGCGTTGCGTCTAGCGTAATTTTGCCTGCTTCGACGGAGGTAATTTTATACACTCCGTCGTTTAGCAGGCTATCCATAATCCGCACATACTGACCCGCTTTATAATCGCCACGCACGGCAATAGCGTTTTTGGAGATGGTATATCTGCCATATTCCGCACTGCGCTCAAAAAAATTGTTACAGGCCAATAATGTAGCGTACATTTTTAGTTACTCCTATGCAGTATATTTCGACTGCCCGGTTGCGATGGGAAGAAGCGAAGTGCTATCAACTTCAACTACTCGCACGTAAGTATTTGCGCTCAACGAAATTGCTCCGTTAGCGGGCAATTGGGCATAGGCGCTCGTATCGATTGCAGTATTAACTGACGGC